ATGGGTGTCTCCCGAAAGGGCCAAAAACCGGAGGCGGCGGGGGCGGAGAAGACAGTCAAGAAGCGGAGGAGCACGAAAGCGAAACTGGTCAGCAATGTGATCAAGAAGATCGAAGCGAAGCTGAATGCGGATGAACTGAAGCCGACGGTGGGGGACCTGTTTCGGCTGCTGCAACTGGAGAAGGAGTTGGAGGCCGAGCAGCCGAAGGAGATCAAGGTTTTATGGGTAGAACCAGACGAGAAGGAACATGCACCCGAGGAATAGAGTACAACCCACTGCCTTCTCAGGCGCGATTCCACTGCTCTGTGGCGAGGTTCAAGGGATTCTCCGGGCCGATCGGGACGGGAAAGAGCCAGGCGCTGTGCCAGGAGGCCGTGAAGCTGAGCTACCAGAACGTGGGGAGAGTGGGATTGCTGGGGGCGCCGACTTACCCGATGTTACGGGACGCTACACAAAGCACCTTGTTTGAGATTCTCGAAAAGAACGGGATTCCTTACGACCACAACAAAGCCGAGAACACGCTAGTCATGCGAGACACTCGGTCGAAGATCCTGTTCCGGCCCGTGGATGAGTTCGAGAGGCTGAGGGGGACGAACCTGGCGTGGTTCGGGGTGGACGAACTGACTTACTGCCAGGAACAGGCCTGGGTGGTGCTGGAAGGGCGACTAAGAGACCCGAGGGCGAAGCGGCTGTGCGGGTTCGGAGTGTGGACGCCGAAGGGGTACGACTGGGTGTACCGCCGGTTTCTGACGGACCCGGTCGAGGGCTACGAGGCAATCGTGGCCGCGGCCTTCGAGAACCGGTATCTGCTGGAGCGGGTTCCGGATTTCTATGAGCGGCTGCGGCGCAGCTATGACGAGAAGTTCTATCAGCAGGAAGTCCTGGGGAAATACCTCAGCATTCACGGTGGCCTAGTGTATCACGCATTCCAGCGCTCCGAGCATGTGGGGGACACAGGAGCCGATCCGAAGCTGCCGCTGCTTTGGGCACTGGACTTCAACGTGGACCCGATGAGCTCGGTGGTGGCGCAGATCGCGAACGGGGCGGTGACGGTTTTGGACGAGATCGTGATCAGCCGGGCGAGCACGGAGCAGGCATGCGAGGAATTCCATGCCCGGTTCCCGCGGCACGATGCGGGGCTGGGTATCTACGGGGACGCGTCGGGGAGCCGGATGCAGACCGCGGGGACCACGGACTACCAGGTGATCCGCGGGTTCTTCCATCGCGAGGGGTACCAGAGCGTGAGTTACAAGGTACCGCGCGCGAACCCGCCGGTGCGGGAGCGCACGGCGCTGGTGAATGCCAAGTTGAAGTCAGCATCCGGGGAAATCCATTTGCGGATTGGCCGGAAGTGCAAAGAACTGATCAAGGACCTGGAAGAGGTGACTTACAAACCCGATAGCTGCGCGATCGACAAGGACAAGGACCCGCGGCGGACGCACCTGTCGGACGCGTTGGGGTACTTGATCTGGCAGGAGTGCCGGCCGCAGGCGCCGGTGGGGGAGCAGGGCCGGCGGCTGCTGTAGAAGTGTCCCCTGGGGCAACCGGGGACAGCCTGGGCCGTCCCCACAGCGGACGGCCGAGGCAGTCCCTCGGTTGCGGGGAAGTTACTGGAGAGGGACGTATGGTGAACATCGACCGAGAGCATCCGGAATACAAGCTGCGGCAAGGGATGTGGCGGATGTACCGGGACCTGTACGCGGGCGGCGAGCAGTTGAAAGCGAACGCGGACGAGTACCTGCTGCGCCGGCAGAAAGAGCCCGCGGACGTGTACGGCGAGCGGCTGAACCGGGTGTTCTACGAGAACTACATCGGCTCGATCATCGACTGGTACGCGGCGACACTGTTCCGGCGGGAGCCGATCCTGGGCTTCACAGGAGAGAACGACGCGGGCAAGGCGTTCTTCTGCGAGTTCACGGAAGACTGCGACCGCAAGCAGACGGCGCTGAGCGACTTCTTCCGGCGGCAATTGACGGAAGCGCTGGTGGGCGGGGCGAGCTACGTGCTGGTGGATTTCCCACGCGTGGGAAGGCCGCCGGCAAACCGCGCGGAAGAGGAAGCGATGGGGGCGTCGCGGGCGTATCTGGTGGACTACCGGGCGGAGGACCTCATCAACTGGAACTACGACGAAGAGGGGAACTACGACTGGGTGGTGCTGAGGACGTCGCGGCCGGTGCAGGGGACGCTGAGCGAGGCTCTGGAAACCAGCGAGACGCGGTGGCTGTACTACGACAAGGAGCGGTTCCAGATCTATCGGGCGACCGAGGAGCAAGGGAAGAAAGCGCAGATCCAGCAGGTGGACGAGGGTAGGCACGGCCTGGCGGGCCAGCGGAGGGTGCCGCTGTTCCAGTTCAAGGTGAGCGACGGTCTGTGGCTGATGAACAAGGCGGCGCTGCTGCAACTGGAGCATTTCAACAAGTCGAACGCGCTGGCTTGGTCGCTGACGATGGGGCTGTTCGCGATGCCGGTGGTGTACTCGGACCGCGAGTGGAAGCAGATCATCGGGGATTCGTACTACATCCAGCTCGGCCCGAACGACAAGTTCGGGTGGACGGAGCCGCAAGGGAACGTATATCAGGTGGCGCTGGAGAACCTAACCCGGCTGAAGGACGAGGTCTACCGGGTCTGCTACCTGATGCCGCAGGCGATCGACTCCACGGCGCCACTTTCGGGGCTGAGCAAGCAGTGGGATTTCTCGATCACCAATGAGGTGCTGCGCGGGTACGGCGACGCGGTGAAGGACAGCATCAAACGGGTGTTGCGGGCGATCGAGGCGGCGCGGCAGGACGGGCTGATCATCGACGTTTCGGGGCTGGACGAGTTCGACGTGGGGGACTTCGCGAGCGAGCTCGCGGATGCGGGCAAGCTGCTGGCGCTGGGGATCAATTCGGCCACGCTGCGAAAGGAAGTGTTCAAGAAACTGGCCTCCAAGTACCTGTGCGACGCGCGGCAGGAACTCAAGGATCAGATTGCCAAAGAGATCGAGGACGGGCAGTAAGAGGGTGGAGGACGGGATATGGACGAAGAAAAAGAGACGGTGGAAGCGAAGGGCGACAACGTCCGGGCGATCGTGCGGGAGACGATCGAGGAGTTCGTGAAGAAGGAGCAATCGAAGACGGAGCCGGCATACAAAGTCGAACTGGTCGAAGAGCGGAAGCGAAGAGAGCAACTGGAGCGGAGGCTCAACGAACTGGTCGAGGAGAACAAGCGGAGCCGTCAACAGGCCGAGGAATCCGATCGGGCGGCGACGATCCGCGCGGAGTTGCAGCGCATGGGAGTGGCCAAGGTGGACGTGGCGTTCAAGGCGATCAAGGACGACATCTACCGGACAGAGGACGGCCGGCTGCTGGCGAAGGGAGAGGAAGGCGACGTAAGCGTGAAAGAGTACGTTTCGCACTTTCTGAACGAAAACCCGGAATTCCTGCCGGCGCGCATCGCGGGGGGCTCGGGGGCGGTTTCAACACACAAGCCGCCGACGGCGAGCAGCGGGGCAGCCGACCTAGACAAGATCCGGCCGGGGATGAGCGCGGAGGAAGCCGAGCGGATCCGACAGGAGATCCTGAGAATTGCGTCGCAGACGCTGCGGGGAGCTTGAAGAAAGTACGAAGTAGGAAGTACGAAGTAGGAAGTACGACGTACGAAGTAAGAAGTGAGAGATCAGAGTGAGAGGAGAGATGAATGCCAGCGATAACTTCAACTAATGTGGCTAACGCGATTGTCAAACTCGTAGCGGTGGATGCGCTGCCGGCTCTGATGGGGAACCTGGTGATGGGGAACCTGGTCAATCGCGATTTCGAGCCAACTCTGGCCCAGGCTGGGGATACGGTGAACGTGCCGATCCCGCCGACCCTGGTGGCCAACAACATTGCGGAAGGCAGCACGGTGCAGACGCAGAGCGCGAACCTGGGGAACGCGCAAATCGTGCTGAACACGCACGCGGAAGCAACCTTCCAGGTGCCGGACGTCACGAAAGTAGTGGCGGTGCCGGACCTGTTGAAGCTGTACATGCAACCAGCGATGGTGGCGCTCGCGGAGAGGATCGAGACGGACTTGCTGAGCCTCTACGCGAGCTTCACGGCGAACACGCCGGTGGGGACGGCGGGCACGGCGCTGACCGAAGCGGTGGTCGACGCGGCCGAGACGGCGCTGTTCCAGACCAAGGTGCCGGCCAGCGAGCCGAAATACCTGGTGGTGGACGCAGCCAGCTACTCGGCGCTGCGGCAGATCCCGCGATTCAGCGAATACGACAAAGCCGGCGACGCAGGGATGCGGGCGCTGGTGGACGGGACCGTGGGGAAGATCAAGGACTTCTTCGTGCTGCGGTCGCAGTTCGTGGCCAAGACGGGGAGCTCGCCGGTAACGACGCACAACCTGGCGTTCGCGCGGAGCGCGCTGGGACTGGTGGTGCGGCGGCTGCCGCAGCCGCTGCCGGGGACGGGCGCCATCGCGGAGTACGCCGAGTTGGGCAACTTCGGGATGCGCGTGATCCTGAGCTATCAGCCGAACACGCTGGCACAGCAGTTCACGGTGGACGTGCTGTACGGCGTGGGCGTGCTGCGGAACGGGTTCGCGGTGCAGGTGAACAGCTAGCCCGCAGTGGGAGAACGGTTGGGAGCCTCGGTGGGGAGCTGGGGCTCTCGGACCTTTCGAACTGGCGGGACTGAAGTCCCGCGCGGACTGAAGTCCGCCCCACCCAAGAGGGGTGAGAGGGAATATGGACCTAAAAGTCTACTACCAGAAGATGCGGCAGATCGAGGCGGCTCTTGGCGAAGCGCACGTGGTGGTGGTGAGCCAGGAGACTCCGGATGGAGGGCGCGCGGGAGTGCGGACGGAAGTGCCGCGCCTCGTGGCAGCGAAGCTGATCGTCGAGGGGCGGGCGCGGCTGGCCACGGCAGAGGAGGCCAGCGAGTACCGCGAGCAGACGGCCGAGGCCAAGCGGGCGGCCGAGCAGGCGGCGACGGCGGGCCGGATGCAGATCACGGTGATCTCGGAAGCGGACCTGCGGGCGTTGAAAGGGGCAACGCGCTCCAAGGCGTAATGCCGGCGGTCCGGCAGCCCGGGGCGAGGCGATGGTTCTATGGCGCTAATCACCGATGGGACGATTTCGATCATCGAGGACCTGATCGGGTACGAGTCGGCGATCCTGGAGACGGCCACGACGGAACAGATCGATCTGACGATCAAGCTGGGCCTGGCGCAAGAGGAGCTGGCGATCGATCTGGAAGCGTACCTTTCCGGGCGCGACAGCACGCTGGGACTGGGAAACATTGTGGTGACGGAGGCGCTGCACAAGTGGCATACGTTCCGCGCGCTGGCCCTGGTCTTCCGGGACGCATACTACAGGCAATTGAACGACCGCTATCAAGCCAAGTGGACGGAATACCAGAAACTGGGGCAGTGGGCGTGGGACGCGCTGATCGAGATCGGGGTGGGGGTTGCCGGCGATCCGATCCCAAGGGCCGCGAAACCGGTACTGAGCTACGCGATGGCCGCGGTGGCGGCAGCGACGTACTTCGTGCGCGTGGCGTGGCGGAACAGCGACGCCGAGGAGGGCAGCCCGAGCGACATCGCGATCCTGAGCGTGCCGGAAGGGAACCTGCTGGTGGTGACGCCAGTGAGCCCGCCGGCGCAGGCGCGGTCGTGGAACGTATACGTTGGGCTGTCGGCAACGGAGCAAACGCTGCAGAACGACGCTCCGTTGGCAGTCAACGAGGACTGGAGGGCGCCGGTTTCAGGGATACGGCAAGGCGCGCCGCTGGGAACGGGGCAGGAGCCGGACTATTTCCTGCGTCCGGGCCCCAAGGTGTTGTGGGGATAAGAGCATGGCGGCACTGGGAAGCATTGCGGCAGACAAAGTGCTGAGCATAATGACGGCGGCGACCGGGCTGCCGTACAGGGTGGCGGCGCTGGCGGAGCAGGAGAGCGTGGAACTGGCGGCGATCGAGCCGAGCCAGGTGATCGGGCAGCAGATCGCGTACGAAACCGCGGAACGAACGGCGGGGGTAGTGTATCCGGCGGTGTACGTATACTGCGAGGGCCTGGCCAACCTCCAGAAAGAGAAGTTCCGGACTTTTTCCGGGAAAGCCTACATGGTGGTGGAAGTGAGGACCACACACGACCGGCTGGAGCAGGTGTCGAAGAACTTGCAGTACTACGCGGGCGCAGCGACGGAGGTGCTCGACGGGCAGCGCGGGGACTGGGGATCCGGGATGTTCTATACCGGCGGGTACAAGGTGGAGTTCGGGCCGATCAAGCACGGGGGCAGGAACTTCCTTCAGGTGGCGAAGGTCCAGTTCGAGGTGGACGTGAGTTACTGAGGAAGGTGAGAGGTAACAGCAAAGACCGCTCCCTGACGGTCGCGGCTCGGAAGCGGGGGTGGAGGAGCGGCGCGGGAGAGTGGGGGGAGCGGGTGGTGCAGGAGGACGCGTGCGCCGGATGTCGAAGGCAGGGCGCCAGAAAGCGGCGGAAGGGGGCTGAGTAACTTATATGGCGTGTGGGTACATATCTTCAAACGACAACAGGCTGTATGTGGCGCTGGAGTTGAGTTATGCGCAGGTGCCGGCGGTGGAGAGCCGGAACCGGTTTCCGGCGGTGAAGCTGGCGACGAGCCAGCGGCTGGAGCGGCCGAAACGGAAGGACAAGACGGGAACGCGGACGTTTCCCGGTTCCCCGGCGGGGCTTAGGAAGAAGACCACGTTCGACGTAACCACCTACATGACGGGCTGGACGCGGCAGGACATCGAGCCAGGCTACGGGCCGCTGTTCCAAGCGAGCATCGGGAGCGCGCCGGTGTTCTTCAACGGAAGCACTGCGGGAGCCAACCAGAACGCAAAACTCCTGACGTTCGCGAGCGCGCACGGGCTGGTGCCGGGCCAGGCAGTGACATCGGGAGGCGAGCTGCGGTTCGTAAACTCGATCGTGGACCAGTTGACAGTGGAGCTGAACGCGCCACTCACGGTTGTGCCGAGTTCCGGGTCGCCGGTCGGGGCGACGGTGACCTACATGCCGGCAACAGGGCTGGACACGGTCAGCATTTTCGACTACTGGAGCCCGGTGGGAGCGGTGCAGCGAATCCTGAGCGGCGCGGCGGTGGACAAGATGCGGATCCGGGTGAACGGGGATTATCACGAATTCCTGTTCAGCGGGGCGGCGTGCGACCTGATCGACAGCACGAGCTTCCAGGCGAACCAAGGCGAACTGACGAGCTTCCCGGAGGAGCCGGCGCTGGAACAGTTCGACTATTCGATCATCCCGGGGCACCTTGGACAGGCCTGGCTGGGCAACACGCCGGACCGGTTCTATACGATCACGGCGGCCGAAGTGCTTCTGGAGAACGATATCGAGACACGGAACCTGGAGTTCGGCAGCGACGCGCCACTGTGCATTTCGGCGGGGATGCGAACCGTGACGGTGGACTTCGACCTGTTCGAGCGGGACGATGCGGCGACCAAAGCGCTGTATCAGGCGGCACGGCAGTTTTCGCCGATCGGAGTCATGCTCCAACTGGGGCAACAGGCGGGACAACTGTTCGGCGCGTATCTGAAAAGCGCAGTGCCGGAGGTGCCGGAATTCGACGACAGCGAGAACCGATTGCAGTGGAAGTTCTCGGGGAGCCGGGCGCAGGGCATCGGCAACGACGAGATCTACGTGGCATTCGGATAGGACGCAGGCGAAACCGCCTGCGGCACGGGGGCAGGGCGATGCAGTACGAGAGCGAGAAGACCATCGAGTCCGGGACGGCCCCGGGGGTCAAGTACACGATCGCGCGGATCTCGCTGGGGCGGCGGATCGAGCTGACGCGGCGGATGTGGGAACTGGCGCGCAAGGTGGAATGTCTGGAAGCGGGAGACGATCCGCGAGAAAAGCTGGAGGGGGCGCTGCTGGCGGGAGAGATCGACCGGCTGTACCTGAGCTGGGGACTGATGCGGGTGGAGGGGCTGACGCTGGACGGGCAGCCGGCGACGCCGGAAACGCTGATTGCGGCCGGCCCCGAGGAGTTGTGCCGGGAGATCCTGGCGGCCGTCAAAGCCGAGTGCGGACTCACGGAAGAAGAAAGAAAAAACTGATCGTCGCCTTCCACTTTTTTGGGTATTCGAATCCAGCCGCGTGGAGGTGCGACGAATGCCGGCGGAATGGGCTGGGGCGGACGCGGAGATGCGGGTGGCAGCCGGGGGGGCAGGAGAGCGCGGCGAGGGTGGTCTGGGCGCGCCGGAGGGTATCGACCAGAGAATGCCCGAGGTCGTTCATTACCGGGGAAAGCGTGGGATGGCTGGAGGAGTTCCACGCCTGGAGGCGGCTTGGCTACCCGGATGCGCGGAGCCTGACGGCGCGGCAGGCGGAGGCGATGCTGCTGTTGGAGGATGAGCTGTCGCAAGAGGTGAGGCGTGGCCACGACTAACAAACAATCGACCGGCGTGTTGAACGTCACGGGCACGGGCAGCAGCGTAAGCGAGGTGCTGGCCGGACTGGTAAGCGACTTGACGGCCGGTTTGCAGGGGAACACGCAACTGGCGGCGCAGTTCGCGCAACTGGCCACGGTGAACCAGACGCAGACGGACGCCGTCATACAGAACACGCAGGCCGTGCTGGGGAACACGGCCGCGCAGGCCAGCTCGGGGAGCGGATCGGCGGTGAAGAGCGCCGGCAGCACACTTGGAAAGATCCTGGGGAGCGGTCTGGGGCTGTCGCCGTTGCTGACCGGGCTGGTGAGTCTTTTCACAGGCGGAGGAAGCACATCGACGCCGCCAGCTTTGGTGAAGTACACACCGCCGCCATCGATTAACTTCGCAGGCAGCATCACAGGCAGCGAGGCGGAGGCGCCTCTGCTCAGATCTAGCCCGCTGGCGCCGGCCGACTACGAAGGCAGCAGCGCACGCAGCGAAGCGGCGGCGGCGCCTCTGTTGAGATATACCCCCCTGGCGTCGGCCGACTACGAAGGCAGCATCGCACGCAGCGAAGCGGCAGCGGCGCCTCTGTTGAGATATACCCCCCTGGCGTCGGCCGACTACGAAGGCAGCAGCGCACGCAGCGAAGCGGCAGCGGCGCAGGAGCCCGGGAGCGGAGCGGGCACGCGGGCGATCGCGCCGCAAATCACGATTCAAGTGCAGGCGATGGACAGCCGGTCGTTTCTGGACCACAGCGACCAGATCGCGCAGGCGGTGCGCCAGGCCATGCTGAACTCGCACTCGCTGAACGACGTGGTGAACGACCTATGAGCGCGTTTCCGAAACTGAAGACCGGGGCGGTGGCACAGTATCCGGCGACCCGGGCGCTGGCGCATGCGACGGAAGTCGTGCGGTTTCTGGATGGGACGGAACAGCGGTACCGGGCGCGCGGGGCGGCCGCGCGGCGGTGGGAGATCCGCCTGGATCTGCTCGACGAGACGGAAATCGCGCGGCTCCAGGAGTTCTTCATCGCGGAGCAGGGCAGGTTCGGGAGCTTCTCGTTCGAGGACCCGTGGGACGGGAGCGTGCACGCCAACTGCAGCCTGGAGCAGGACGAATTCGAATTCGAGCTGCTGGGAGAGGCGCGGGGCAGGCTGGCGCTGGTGGTGCTGGAAAACAACAACTGAGATGCTCTACTTTCCACAGCTCGTGAGCGGCGCGACAGGGCAGTTTCCGGGGACCGGGCGAGTACTGCGGAGGACGGTAGTCAACGAGGCCGCCGACGGCAGCACGGTGAAGCTGGCGGACCCGACGGCAAGCGCGCAGGAGTGGCGCCTGGCACTGACCGGTCTGACCGACGCCGAGTGGAACGCGATCGAGACTCTGTTCGAGGCCGTGGAAGGGCGGCTGGGCTGGTTCACGTTCCTGGATCCGTTCGACAATCTATTGAGCTGGAGCGAGGACCCGACCGCGGTGGTCTGGATCAAAGGAGCCGGACTCGCGGTGACCGTGGGCATGGCGGACCCGCTGGGGGGGACGGGAGCGGCGTCGGTCACGAACCAGGGCGCATCGGCCGCGAGCATCCAGCAGGCGGTGAGCGGGCCGGGATGGTATCAGTACTGCCTCAGCGTCTGGGCGCGCAGCGCGGCGCCCGCCAGCATCACTTTGTTCCATAGCACCCAAACGAAGTCCGCGAGCCAAGAGTTTGCGATCGGGCCGGTCTGGAAGCGGCTGGAATACGGCGCGAGTCTGGCCGCCACCGAGGAGGCGCTGAACTTCGGCGCGACCATAGAGGCCGGAGGCGCCGTGGAACTGTTCGGGTTCCAGGTGGAGGCGCAGACGGGCGCATCGAAATACAGGAAGACAACCGGGCGGAGCGGGGTGCACGCGAACGCGTCGTTTCTGGACGATACGCTGACGCGGACCGGGGATGGGGTGGAAGACAACTCCTGCCAGTTGCGGATCCGGGCGAGTGGGTGATGGCGACAATCAACGAGCTCAAGGAACAGAGCGTCACCGAGACGCCGCTGCTGCTGTTCGACTGCGAACTAGCATCGGGCGCGATAGAGCGGTGGAGCACGCACCGGGTGGACTTCGAAGGCCAGCGCTACGAAGCGCGGGTGCTGCGGCACAACCTGTTCGATATCCAGGCGGGAGCGGATGAAGGCATCGACGCGCTAGCGCGAATTTCCATCAGCCTGGCGAACGCGGATTCGCATTTTTCCCAAATCGAGCGGAACACGGGCTGGAAGGGCAGCAAGGTCACGGTGCGGTTCGTGTTCTTCGACCTGCGGCAGGGGACGGCGGCGTCGGAGGCGGAAGTACTGTTTCGCGGGATTGCGGATGCGCCGCAGGAAATCACGGAAACGGCCTTGCGGCTGAGCGCGAGCAACAGCCTGAACCTGCAACGCGTTTCGCTTCCCGATGTGCGGGTGCAGAAGCGCTGCCCGTGGCGGTTCCCGGCGACCGCGGCGCAACGGCTGGAGGCGGTGACCGGAGGGGCCGCGAGGTACAGATACTCGCCGTTCTACCGCTGCGGGTATTCGGCGGACCAGGACGGCGGGGCGGGGAACCTGAACACGGGGGCGCCATACACGATCTGCAACCGGACCAGACCGGACTGCGAAGCGCGGGGAATATTCTCCCAGGACAGCAGCGCGCGGCCAACGAGGCGGTTCGGCGGAATCGAGTACGTGCCCGCGAGCACGCTGGTGCGCACCTACGGGGACAAGTTGTACCACGTTTCCGACCCTTTCGACAACGAGGCTCGGTACAACGATTTCGTGCCGCTGATCTACGGGACGGCATGGTATTCGCCGCTGATCGTTTTCTCGAAGAACGACGGGAACCTGACCCGGATGGAAGTGCTGCTGGGCATGGGCGAGATCACGTCGGTGTTGCAGGTGCTTGTGAACAACATCGTGATCCCGGAGGGGCGCGCGGGAGCGAACATGACGGCCACCGGGTGGTTCAGCGTGGTCACGACAGGGGGCCGGACCGGCGGTTTCGATCTGAACTTCACAGACGGGGCCGGCAACCCGCTGGGGGACCCCTACGGCAGCATGGCGTTGCTCTCGGTGGTGGTCCCAAACCGGATCAACAGCGGAACGTCGCTGCCGCAAATCCAGGTGCTGATCCAGGGAATGAAGCTGGAGCAGTTCGCGCCGGATGGGAGCTACGTGGGCGAGAGCTTCACGAACAACCCGGCGTGGGTGCTGCTGGATGTCTTGCAGCGGTGCGGGTGGAGTCTGGACGATATCGACCTGGGGAGCTTCGGGCGGGCGGCAGTGTGCTGTGCGGAGCTGATTCCGGCGCTGGATCTGTTCGGGAACGCGATCCAGATTCCGCGGTTCCAGTGCAACCTGGTGCTCCAGAACCGGCGCAGCGCGGGGGACGTGGCGCGCGGGATTCGGAATAACGCGCGGCTGTTCCTGAGGTACGCCGCGGGGGGCCAGCTCGAGATGGGGGTGGAGAACACGCTGGCGCTCGAACAGCCGACCAAGCCGGGAGGGAGCAACAGCGAGGCGGCACTGAACGGTGGATGGCCGAGTTACGAGTTCGGAGACGGCTCGAACGGGTTCTCGGGAATTCTGAGGAAACCCAATGGCGAGCCCGCAATTCGCATGTGGTCAAAAAGCACGGCCGAAACAGCGAACCGGGTGACCATGGAGTTTCAGGACGCGTTCAACGAATACCAGCAGGACAGCCTGTCGCTGACGGACGCGGACGATGTGTCGGCAGCCGGACAGGAGATCAGTCTGACGCTGCCGGTGCTGGGGATTCCGAACTTCGATCAGGCGGCCAGGGTGGCGAAGTTCTACCTGGACAAGGCGATTGCGGGAAATACGTACGTCGAGTTCGAAACCAGTGTGCGCGGGGTGGCACTGCGGCCCGGGGACCTGGTCACGGTGACTTACCTGAAGGAGGGATTCGACCGGCAGCCGTTCCGCATCACCAAGATAGCCCCAGGCGCGAACTACGGGACAGCGCTCATTACCGCGCAGATCCACCAAGACGAGTGGTACACGGATGACAACACGTTCGAAAACTCGTCGGTGCGGCGGCAGCCAGGCGCGGGAGCGGGAACGCCGCGGCCGCTGGTTGGGAAGGTGCTGGACGCCGAGGGGACGCCACAGTTCGAAATCGTCGAGAAGAGCAGAGAAGGCGCGGACGGAGGCACAAGCCTGACGCTGGAAGCGGGGTTCGTCGTGCCGGCGCAACCGGCGATGTCGGGGCTGGGAATACCGATCATCAGCCTGGCGGCGCAGTCGGACTCGGCGGGCGGAAGTCTGGGTGGCGACCAGACCCTGTACTACGCGGTGACGGCAACCGACGCCAGCGGAGCGGAGAGCGGGCTTTCCTTTGTCGTGCGGGCCACGATTCCATCGGGAACGAACAACAATCGAGTTACGCTCGGCGGGCTGAGTTTCAGCTCAAATTCGACCGGGTTCAACGTGTATCGGGGTCCGACGCCGGAACAGTTGTTCCGGATCGCGTCGAACCAAACGATCGCGGCGACTTTCACCGATGCGGGCGCGGCCATCGGGCTGCAACCTCCGCCGGACGCCAACTATGATCACGCAAACTTTTACTGGCGGCTGGAATTGCAGCCGGAGTGCGTGGCGACCACGTACTCGAGCGACACCATCGGGAACTCGACTCTGGGGATGGGCGTAAACGGCAACCAGGGCATGATGGTGCGGATCACCAAGGGGACGGGCGCGGGGCAGGAGCGCGCGATCGCGTCCAACGACGCCACCACACTGACGGTGGGACGGAAGTGGGACGTCGTTCCGGACACGACGAGCTGTTTCGCGATCGCCGAATCGGGATGGCACTTCGGGGCGAGGGGCGCCAGCAGCCCAGTAGAGTTCGAGATCCCGACGCGAGTGGGGGCCACCCTGCACGTGTCCGGAAGGGCGGCGAACGCGCAGGACACGGAGTGCGCCTGGGAGCTTTCACCGCTGACGCGGTGGCGGATCAGCGGAGCGGGCGCAGCGCTGGACGCCGAGGCGCCCGGACAACCAGTATTCGGACTGGCGCCGCGGGGACGGGGGTCGGTGGAGCTGATGACGATCGCGTTCGCCGAACTGACGAATACGCGCACTATCTCGTCGGCGACGCTGACGCTGAACTACTGGAGCGAGTTGGGCAGCCCGTCGCAAGTGCTGCTGAGCGGCGCAATCGGGGAGACCGACACGTCGATCGGGTTGACGCAAGCGGGGAGCGCGGCGGTGGGCGGCCTGGTGCAGATCGAGTTTGAGATCCTGCGGGTCGAAGAGGTGCTCAACGGCGGCCTGAGCTACAGGGTGACGCGTGGCGTCGAGGGAAGCACGGCCGCGGCGCATGCTGTGCAGCCCCCCTCCCCGGTTTATCACCTGGACAGCAAGGTTTTCGTGGTGGCGTTTCCACGGGACTTCTTCGGGAGCCCGGCGAGCGGGAACTTCAGCTACCCGATTCTGCTTGCCGACGCGCGGATCGCGTGCGCACAGCTTTGCGTGACCAACGCGATCGGCAACAGCGAGCCAGGGTCGGCCTGCTACACCGGGACGGTGGATGGAGGGTTGCGCACGCTCTCGGGAGGGCAGTTCACGATCCAGGTGGAGGGCTACCTGGCAATCCAGACGAATGCGGCGCCGCCGTTGATCGTGCAGGAGACGCATTCGGTGGGGCAGATCTTCGCGGTGGTGAACGAAGCGCCGACGGTCGATCCGGTGCAACTGGAAATCCGGCGTGACGACGCTTTGTACTGTAGCCTGACGATTCCGGCCCCTGGGAATCCGCCGGGTTGGAGGTACTCAAACGTTGTGAGTGGGTTTGGCCGGCCGCCGCTGGCGGCGGGCGCCCAGCTCAGCCTGAACATCACATCGGTCCCCCAGAGCGCGGACGCGAGCCCGGGCCGGGACTTGACGGTGACGATCCGCCTATAAGCGCTAACCGCGCGGGCAGCGGAGAATGTCGGCAGGCTGAAGGGAGGCAACCCGGGACAGCCTGAGCCGTCCCCACAGCGGACGGCCTAGGCAGTCCCTCGGTTGCGTGAGGGGAGAATGGTGCAGAGCCTGGAGAAATTACGGCCCGATCGCGACTTGCTTTGTTACTTCCAGCGCCCATCGGCCATCGCCGCGCTGAGCGCGACGAGCGCGACCGGATTCACGGTTTCCGGCTCGTGGCGGCAGCAGTTCGACTGGGCGGTGGTGGAGTGGAACCGCGACAACTTTTTTGAACATCCCGCCTTCCGCAACCTTCCCGACGGTGACCTGAGCGGTCTCGAACTCACCTACGACGAAACCCGAACCAACTGCGTTCCGATGGACTCGGACCTGTATTGGACGGTGGAGTGGCCGTTCCTGCGGATCTGGCTGGAGGGCGAGACCGATTCGCGGCTGGTGCGGCTGCGGGACTACGCGACGGCGGTCGAAGGCTCGTATGTGGCGGCAGCGGCGACGCTGGAACTCCAGGGGACGCCGACCGCCGGGGACTATATCGGAATCGCGTGGCTCTCCGAGCAGTACAACTACTTGCTGACCGGCGCCGATACGATCCAGACGGCGGTCGCGGCGCTGGTGGGCATCATCAACGCGCTTTCGACCGCGGTGCAGGCGTCCGTTGCGGGCGCACAAATCACGCTCACGTGCGTGAACGCGGGGGCGAACTGGAACCGGATCGGAGCCTACGGTTTCGTTTCCGGGGCGCGGACGGAGCACTGGCAGCCGTGGCACACGCAGTTCGGTGGAGGCGTCTCGCCGTCGAAGTGGCGGGTTCATCTAGACTTCGACAACTTGACGGATACCGCCACCAATCACGTTCCGACCACTGCCGTGCGGAAAATGCGATGGACATACGCGGCGGACTTACAGGCGGGCGCGTATCAGCGGACCGAGTTCCAGGTCCAGGTCAGTAACTGGACGGCGGCGGGAACGAGCCGCACTTACACGGTAGCCGGGCCCAGGAGCCGCCGGATCCAAGATACGGACGTGAGTTATACGGGTACGTGGATCAAGGGCACGGGGAACTTCTCGGAAGGGACGATTCACTCGACGGCGGTGGCCGGCTCTGGTTTGAGCTGCACCTACCACGCTTCGGCGGCGCACTCGCTATACCTGGGAACCAGAAAGACCTTCGACGGCGGGCAGGTGTCGGTTTCGGTGGATGGCGGAACTGCGACGACCAAGGACCTGCTGATTCCCGGCGAAGACGTCCTGGTGCGAATCCCCCTGGGTGATTTCGCAGAAGGCAATCACACGGTCGCGATCTCGTTCACGGGGCCGGAAGGAAGCACCTTCTACTTCGACTTCCTGGAGGTCGCGGCGCCGGCGGCGGAGTTGCCGGAGATCGGCGGGGACCAGAAGCTGACTCTGGCGACGGACTGGGATACGGACCATTCGATCTGCCTGGCGCCGGAGAGAACGGCGTGGATGATCTGGGCGCTGGGGTTTCACGGGCGGCAGAACCACTATGCGGGCGCGCTGTGGTTTTACGAGCTGGTTCGGGTGGGACACCAGTACGCGTCGGGGACGGTCGAGTTCAGCGGCACTCCGACATTCGGCTACGGGTACAACACGACCGTCACGCTGGGCACGCTGGAACTCACGCACGTTCACTACGTGGGGGACACGGCGGAGACGGTGGCGAAAGCCTTCGAGCTGGAGATCAACCGCGGGTACATGGCGTATCGGGCTTCCGCGGAAGGGACGCTACTCACCATCTACGCGCGCGCCATGGGCGCCGAAGGGAACCTGATCAGCCTGGCGGCGAGCACTACGTGCACGGATTTTCACGCGCAGGCGAGCGGGCCAACGCTCGAGGGCGGAGCGGACGGCGACTGGCGCACGGACCTGGCGGCGACGCCGCGCCTGAACCGGGCGGCGCGCGACTGGAGCCGGAGCTTCTTCGCGGCGCTCGAAGCATACGGCATCGATGCGACGGCCGCGCTCAGCATGGAGTTGCAGCACGGAGACCCCTCGGCGGGCGCGGGCATCGCGCAGAGGTGCCCAGCCGGGGATCCGGTGCTGCTCAACACTCCGGCCCTGCAAACGAATTTCTCGCCGGCCAGCATCGCGTTCTGGAAAGAGGCCTACCGGGACCTCGCGCAGACCATGCAGGAAGCGGGAATGCAGCCCTACCTGCAATTCGGCGAAGTGCAGTGGTGGTACTTCCGGGACGCGCGCTCGGGGATGCCATTCTACGACGACTACACGCGGGTGGCGTTCCAGTCGCAGCACGGGCGCGAGATGGGCATCATCACCGACAACACCGTGCCGCCCTCGGAGTACTCGGACGAGGTGGCGTTTCTGCCCACGCTGATCGGCAACTTCACGAACCAGGTGATCGGCTACGTGCGGCAGTCGTATTCAAACTGCCGGTTCGAAGTTCTCTATCCGCTCGACGTCAACGAGACGGATCTCAACCGTGCCGTCAATTACCCGGCGGCGGACTGGACACCGCAGGCGCTGGACTGTCTCAAGACGGAGAGCTTCGGGTACACTTACGGCCGGAACCTGGACAAGTGCCTGGAGTCCATCGAGCTGCCGCGAAGCCGCAATTTCCCGCCTCATCAAAGCGCACACTTGGTCGGCATCAGCGATCCCACCTCGCCCTGGCTGAAAGAAGTGAGAATGGCCAGAGCGGAGGGCGTCGAGTCGGTGGTGCTGTTCGCGCTGGACCAGTTTTGCCTCATCGGATACCCCGCGCCGCTGCCCGAGAGCAGCCGGCGGAGCACGTTTCAGGGTTGA